TAGTGGACCAAATTCTTCTGCCTGTAACCGTTGAAAACAACGAGCCACACGTTCATCTAGTCTTTGCATTACTTACTTACAGAGACCTTCAGTTTTTGCGGATTCTTGAGCGTACTCTTTACCGCCGCGCTTACCTAAAGCATCGTTGTCACCATCAGGGCCACCGGCACCAACAGCACCACCTTTGCTCATGCCATCGGTCTTTGCAGACTCTTGAGCATACTCAGGACCGCGCTTTTCCATTGGGGAAATAGCTTTCATAAAAACTCCTTTTTATCATCAGACAACTGTCTGATTTAGTTACTATTTACAACTATTTTACAGCTTTGTCAACACTTTACATCATTTTTCGAAAACTAGCAGATTGTTTTGCTTTTTGCTGCCTCATTAATATCATTATTGCACGTAGTTCATCATCCGTTGGGTTTTGTACAGTAGTTATATTTGCTTTGTAAGAAGACATTTTAGCTGAATGCATTTTTGCCATAACTACGGTTGGACTAGAAGTTACTACATCCGGGATAGAATAAACAAGCTCTGCTTTGGGCGCTACATTTATGCAAATAGTATTGCACTTATAGACAATAACTCGTTCAGTATTTCCAGTTAATCTATGCCTTGGGATTGCAAAAGTAGAACCCGTGTAGGACTTAACCTTAACTGAACCCGCTTTAACTTGGGCTGTTTTAACTAAAAGGTTGTTATGGACATGGACAAAAGCCGTTGTTTTTACTACAACTTTAGCTGTTTTAAGGCTAAACCCTGCCTTTTTTGCATAAATAGTTGTTTGACGCAGTGCAATAAATTGGTTGCTCGGAGCTTTACCTTGCGAAGTATTCCAAAAATAAACAGGTTCTTCGGTATCCTGAAGAGAACTATAAGGTTGCCCTGAATACGGAAAAAATGAAAACATTATGCGTCTAGAATGTGTACCATTGTGTAGCGGTAGTAGCCATTAACTCAATAGTTGAGCCAGGAGCTAAGGTAAATGCAGCATTAACAGCCAAAGCATTAATCGTACCGCCTGTTGCTGGGTAAATACTTAAAATATCCGCACTATCTGAGTTTCTAACTAGGATACGCATACCAGCTACCGCAGTTGGTAGTCTTACTCCTGCTGCGCCTGTAGCTACAACAGTAACATTATTGATATTGGAAACTAATCCAGTAGCCGTTCCTTGTGTAGTGCCAGCCGCACTTACTGCCGCACTAATGCTGTTAATTACTAAGCCATTTAAGGTTGTTGTGCTAGTTGCTCCTGACACCGCAGAACCAATGTTAATAGCAGTAGTAGAACCTGATACACCAGCCGTACCAATGTTTAATGTTTTGGTAGAACCTGATGCAGTTGCTCCAGCTTGAATATTAGTGGTTTGGCTTACTGTGGATTGACCTAGAGTTATTGTTCCAGTTCCACTTGTGCCACCAGCAATCCATGTTCCTGTTGTTAGTGAAGAGCCTACATTAATGTTGCTCGCATTAGCAGTAAAACTAACTACTTGAGCTGTACTAAATGTACCACCAACACTAGTTGTTAATAATGATGTTGAACCGATAGTAGTAATATTTCCTTGAACACTTAAACCACCATCTACATAAGCATTAGACTGTACTGCTAAGTTACCTTGTACCCTAGCGTTGCTAGTGGTATTAAATACATTGGTTACTGCACTTATAGAGTTTGTTACGGTGTTGTATTGAAATACTGTGTCGTTTGTTGTGCCAACTATGTACACACGGTTGGCGGCAGTAGAATCAATAAACATACCAGTTGGATTGGTCTCTTGAAATCCAACATAAAACGAATTTTGAAATACTGCGGTAGCAACATTAAACGCAGCTCCAAGAGCATATTGGTTAATATCGTCACCATTTCCGCCAACAATCCACATGGTTAAACCGTCATCACTTAGGTTTACTTGATTTGGCGTTGATTCTTGGGATGCAACGTTAAAAGCAATGCCTGTGTAAGAAGCAGTAGCCACATTCCAAGCCGTACTTAAAGTGTATTGAAATACTGTATCTGAAGCTTGACCAACAACATACATGACTGTGCCGTCAGGCTTAAACCATAAACCAGTTGGCGCTGGTTCTTGTGAGGTTACGCCAAACGATGCACCTGTATAGAATGCAGTAGAAATATTAAAAGCAGAAGTTAGTGTGTATTGAAAAACCCTACCGTTGGACAGTCCCAGGATAAACATGGACAATCCATCAGGTTTAAAGAATATATCTTGTGGGGCAGAATCTTGTGCCCCAGTAGGAAACAATCTGACAAAAGTTGCAGTTGATACATCAAAAGCTGTTGATAGCGTATATTGGTTTACATCATCGCCTGTAGAACCATTGACAAACATATTTAAACCGTCAGGGCTAATATATAACCCGTTTGGAAGGGTTTCTTCACCACCGATAGATTTGCTTAAACCTGAGTAATTCCAGCCAGTAATGCCTGTGTTTGGGGCTATTTGTGCATCTGTTCCGCTAGTGTCTATTGCTAAAGTTGGAACGGTAACAATATTGCTTGCATCTTTATATACTGCTTTACCTGCTGGGTAATTACAAAATACTGTTGCGTTAGGAGTTACTACAATTTTAGTTGTACCTCCGGCTGATGAGTCTAAAACTATATCCCTACTTAAAGTAGTGCCAGAAGAAGTATAAGTACCAATACCTGTTTCCCAGTCAGTGCCGGAAACAATTGTGTAATAAGTAGTATTTGCATCCCCTATAGCCGCAAAAGATTGGTATCCAGATACTGCGCCTACTAAAGTTAAAGAGCCAGTACCAGTGGTACTAGTGGTTTCTAAAACCCGATCCGCTACAATAAAAGCCATCTAATTACCCAATCCAAATAACTGCACCGTACTCAGATGGCTCTGGAAATTCAACACGAAATAAGCCGATAGATGATTTTTGGACTGTATCAAAATCAATAACTACGATTGCTGCATTACCTTTAGACGCATTATAAATTAATGCTCCTTGAGCGGCAATAGAGCTATTAGGCCAATCAACTGTGTTAAAAGTAATATACGCTGCTTGGTCAACAATTCCAGATTTGTACCCTTTTAGCTTTGCGCCAGTGGTTTGATAACCTTGCCCACGTACTTCTTCAGCACTAGTATATTTAGTTAATTCTGGGCCCAAATCAGCACGTTCTGTGTATAAAGCAATTCGATAATCATCCCCAGGTTGATGCACACCCTGTAAAAAATCTAGCTTTGCTCTATTAACCATTCCTGCTTCAATCATTCTAAATCTCCTTTATTGGGCGAAACGGTTTACTACTGGAGCACCGTCCATTAATTGTGCACCTGGATTAAGATTGGGTGGTGTTCCGCCGTTCATACGAGCCCCGGTTACTGCTCCGTTGCTGTCTCGCTCAAACTGAACTGCCATTTCTTGTTGCATTTGTGCTTGCTGAATTGCCTGTGCCTCAATTGCTTTGGCTTTCATCATCTCGGCCGATGGCACAATTTTATCAACATTCATATCAAGAGTCATAGCAGTCTGACGTAACAATTCGGCAATACCTTCTATACCGACAACTTGCTGAGCCGCAGGACTATTGAGCGCAATACCTAAGAATTCGTTACGACGTTGCTGTGCAGCTTCTTTTTCAAGGATCGAGGAAGCACCACGAGCCACAATATCTACGTCACCTTTGAGGTCTGGATCGTCAGAATACCGCATGTTGTAGTAATACAAACGGTCAATACATGGCTTAATAACGTGTTCATCGATGTTTGCGATGACTTGTTTGATAGATTTTCCTGCATTTGTCATAAGCATCGACATACCAGAAGCAGTTCTACCTGCTCCGCCTGCGGGTGCACCGCCGGTCATATATCGTGGAATGCCTGTGTATTCATCGGCAAGAGTAGCAAATTTTTCGTATACCGCCATCAATTCATTGGCTTGCGAGCTTGGTTGATAGAAAGATACAGGAGTTTGATTTGCACCTAATGGGTCAGATGTAACTTGCCAGATCTTCCAGGGGTATAACTGAGTGATGTTTTCACCTTCAGGCAATCTGTCGATGTTGTACACAACCTGTGGGCCCGAAGCCAAAGACATGTTGTTTACTATGCTACGAGCCGCAGCATTACAAATATCTTGCGTATCACGGCAAAGATCAGCTACTCCATTACCCCAGAACGCTCCTGGAACTTCTTCGTAAGAGGTTTGATCCATGTGCCGATAAGCCATGCTTCGATTGGATACTCAGCCATTGGGTCTGGAACTTCTTCTGGGGACATACCCCAGTCAATTAACAAACGACCTTGTACAGAGCCCCAAAACTGGAGTGCATCAATTAATTCTGATGGGTTTTGACCTGCAGCAGTTGTAGATTTACCTTCAGCTGTTGCGCGAGTAAGGTCCACATAGATCCATTCGCGTAGGCCGCCCTTTCCATAAGCTTCAAGTACTTGACGTATGGCTCCATCGCTATAGCCATCAACTCCAATAAGCTCGTGAAGATCAGCCCTTGATAACTTGTGTCTTTCAATTAGATACCCGTCGTTAATGGTTGAGCAATCAGGAGCGGGGTAAATATTAAATGGGCTTACTCGTTCCCACTCTAATGCTAAAGTTTTCTGAACTTGTAGATCGTACCCACCGCCAGGCAGCTTAACCCATTTGAGTTCTGGACGATTACGAACAACTGGACCTTTTAGAATTGCAGCTGGGAATGTAACTAGATCATCTACAAACTGAGCAAACGCCGTAGTCCACTGACCTTCGATCATCTGCTGATGCATTTTCTTTTCCATGCGCTTTGCAGTTTCTTCTGCAATCTCACCTAGCTGGCGGTAAGCAGCGTCTTTCAAGTCAAGCAGCATCTGACGAACTTCAACATCAGTTGGGTTTATACCTGACATGAGCATCTGCTCTAACTGCTGCTGAGCACGCATCATCAAGTCTTGCAGAATATCTGGTTCCATATCTGGAATCGGACTTGGTCGTAGTGCCCATGGTTTTTCTTCAGGAGTCGACATCACAACATCACGTAGCCAGCTTGAAGCCGCACGGCATTTGTTAGAAGTCAACATCATGAAAATTGTAGAACTGCCTTGCTCACGCAACTGGGCTAACTTATCAGGGTCGTACTGACCGCGACGTGCACGCACGCATTTGAGCATTTGCTGTTCAATTGTGTATTCTTTGGCCATACGAGCGTACATCCACTTCTGTTTGATATACGCAGCAAGATTCTGTACTACTGGACTAGAATTTGCAGTGACGGCTGCAGCACGCTCCTCTTCTTGGAGCTGCTTAATTGATTTGATTGGCACGATTCCACCAACGGTTGTATAACCGGGGGCAGTCGCGTTTGTAATATTTAACGCAGCATCCATAGACTATTTCGAAATGTCAATACCTGCTTTATAAGTGATAAACCATTGATCTGTCAAGCCCTATTCCCAAACAAATGAAGTTTTGTTTACAATTCTTGCTTTTCGGCTTAACACATCACCTGTAATGTTTCCAT